GTTGGAATTTCATATTCCAATGTGGGCAACTTTGACCGTAGCTGTCGTTATAACGACAACGCATTGTAATTTCATAAACGTTTGGAGCACCTTCTTTAGGACCAACGTTTGCGCCACCACGGCCACCACATCCACCTACCCACCAAGCCGCTTGGCAAACACCTTCCCAACTACGACAGTTAGGTGGTTGGGAACTGTGACTTCCACCACCGCCACCTGCGCCTGTGGGATAATCGATACGCCAATACTGACAATTACCGCCGACGTTTCCGTCAAAGTTTGGGCAAACACAGTTACAGCAAGTAAATTCCCATACATAAGTAGATGTGTTTCCGTTAATAAATCCGCCAATACCACCACCACCGCCTGCTGTAGCTCCGTGGTTAATGGTTCCTGAATTACAAACAGTCATTCCGCAACCGCCTTGGCAAGCACGAGGACTACCAGCACTTCCGCCGCCAGCGTAGGCAGCTAAACAGCAACCATTGGTATCACCATGTTGTGCATCTGTATATGAAAACACTAAGCAATAACCGCAACATGTTGTTGTATTAGTATAGATACAAGCTCCGCAATAATGACTTACCGAGCCACCGCAATAATTACAGTTATAACCAGCAAGGCCGCCACTACTGTTAAAATCTCCACCACTTGCTGTACCTGGTGTGCAATATGATGCACCACCCGCTGTATGAACAGCACTACCATTACATGCTACTGAAGAATTTTGTTGTTGGCGACCTACACAGATTGTAAAATAAGTAGTGCCGCCGGTAACTGAGTGAAATTTTTCACTATATGCTCCGCCTGCTCCAGCAAATCCGCAACAGTTACCATTTGTACACATTGGTTTACCACCACCGCCTACAATAACTGTTCTTGCACAAAGTGCAGTCGTTGGAACTACAAAACAATAGCATCCTGGACGATCATACACTACTTTATATTGCCAGCATTGAGTGCCGTCATAGTAGCTCTTTGCTCCTGCTACTGAACCAGCCGCAGAAACTTTTGGAGCACGTTTTTCTAAGCCGACCGTGTTTAAACTAATTGGTACAAAACGACCCATTCTATTCCCCTAATTAAGTGATACTTGTTTCAATTCCGTACGCTACTGCGTCAACTGATGAACTACTTGAGTAAACTACAAGTAATTGGCCAGCAGATAATACCAGACCTGTACGTTCTAATACACTGTTTGCTGGAATTGTTGTACCGTATTCTAAATACGAGTTATCGGTAACTGTAGCACTACTAGTCAATGCTAGACGAACTGTAACTGATGTTGCATTTCTGTTACAAATTGTCACACTGGCTACGCTAAAATAACCTGCCGGGCAAGTATACAAAGTTGTATTTGTAGTTGCCGCTAAATCTTGAATACCTAATCTTCCTGTTGCCATTTATGTTTCTCCAATTATTTTAATAAGAAGTAGTTTAAAGCTAAGGGACTACCATCTACACCCTGTTTAAAATACATCTTATTACGCACGTTGATTTGTGTGTTGTTAGTATTACTTATCGTCTGACCAGTAATTTGTACGTATCCTGCAATCAGTGTATTTACGTTGATTGAGCTTGCTCCGCCGCCAATTTGGCTAGTAATGTACGTTCTAATAGCCTTTTGAGTCGGAACAATATTGTCCGAATTAGCTGAGAATGTACCATCAGTGCTAAATTGTGTAATTGTAGTGTTACTGTTACCTAACGCTACGCTACCTAATGTCAAAGTCTGTAGTCCAGCTAAGTTAAATGCGTTAGCATTTAAAGTTGCTACACCAGTACTTTGTTGTACGCTGAACAAATTACCAACGTTAAAGTTACCGTCTTGGTCTGTACTTGTAAAGAATACGCGACCTCCTCCGTTTTGAACAGTTTGATTAGCTGTATTAGCTAACTGAGTTGGAGTATTTGGATAATTTGTTGTTACAATATTACCAGTGCCGATACTCAAGAAATCATGTCCTGTTAAACGTACTTGACTGTACAATATTCTTGAAGTTACTACTGTTCCGTGAACCGAAGCATTAGCCGCAGTAAACACTGGATTAATTTGGAATGTAGCACTATATGTACCAGCTGTGATACTTACAGGTGCGCTACTTGTTCCAATATTACCGTTAGTATTATTAGTAATAGTCCAACTACTTGTTGTGCTTACTCCGCTACCTGTTAATGCAGAACCTGTAATGCTTACAGGAGTTGTAATACCAAATGCTTGTAAGTACATACCAGCAGTAATTGTCTGTCCAACGTTGTTAGTTACATACAATGTAGTTCCACTGATATAACCAGTGAATATCGCCTGTGTACCAATAGCACTACTGTACAATACCAGTTTATAATAGATAGCATTGCCTGCTAATACTACGTTGCTACCTGCTATAGGTAAACTTGGTAAGTTTTGTACGTTGAAATATTGTCCAACTTGATAGCTATCTGCATAACCAACTGAACTGCTAACTGTGGCTGTTGGGCTACTGTATCCAGTTCCTCTATTAGTAAAGCTAGGTTGACCTAATGCGCCAGCACCAATTCTTATACTCCATGTAGCCGCACTAGTTACGTTTGGATCTGTAATAGTAATTGTTGGAGTACTAGTGTATCCTGAACCGGGTTCAATCATTCTAAAACTAGCGATTGTGTTACTTGCAATAGTTACACGAGCTTGCGCAGTAGTAAAGTTTGGTATAGTTGATGCTACAGTACTATTAGTACCAATCAAGCTCCATGTAGGAACGCTATTTGGATTACCAAATGTCACTCCTGACCAACTATTACTTGGCAATGCACGTATTGTCCAGTTAATTCCATCTGGGCTACTTGCACCAGCACTTGATGTAGTACCAATTAAACTAGTCCAAGCACTGTTACCATTGGTTACAGTTATCGTTGGAGTTAATGTTGCACTTGTACTTAGAGTAACTTGGTTACCAGTAATACTTGCAACATAATAAGTTGAACCAGATGTTAATCCGCCAAATGTTCCGCCAGTAGTAACTGTTACACTACCACCAGTAGCAGTAGCTAACTGGGTGTTAGGGCCAAAATAACTGGTACTTAATGCTAGTTGTGTACTACTAATAATTTCTGTTATGTAATAGTTAGCACTACCTGATGAATAAGCCAAACCACCAAAACTACTACTTACACTAGTTGTCCAGTTGGCTGTTCCACTAGTTAATTGTAGTACAGGAGTTAAACTTGGGCTTGGGCTAATAGTAGTATTAGCACCGCCACTGACTACATAGTAAACTTGTCCGCTATTAATACCGCCGATAATTCCGTTGCTACTAATAGTCCAAACTCCGTTACCCATACTTAATGCTACTGGAGTTGCTAATGTAGCATTGGTTGCTAAAGTTACATATCCTGGAGCAGGAATACTACTTACATAATAAGGTGTACCGCTAGTTAAACTACCGTATGTTGCGCTACTAGTTGCTGTAAAACTACCAGTTGTTGGGCTAGCTACTGTACCAGTTACTGCAAAATCAGCACCAAAATAAGTTGAACTTACACTAATCTGATTAGTTAATGGGCTAACTGCTTTAACATAGTATGTTGTACTTGCTACTAAGTTACCAAATGTACCACTACCTGGTGTTGTAAATGTTTGACCTGGAACAATATTAGTAGCATTACCAACACCAATCAAGTTAGCAGTACCAGTAATTGTAGTGCTACCAACTGCGGCAGCTTGGAACAAATTAGTCTGCCATGTAGTAGCTGTAATTTGACTTACAACGTAAGTTGGAAGACTTGTTACAATACCTTGTGTAGTAGCTGTTAACAATGTTGTGTTAGCAAACTGTACTTGAGTTGTTGTTGGAGATCCAGTTACAGTCCATGTACCGTTATAACTAGCTGGAACTGCACCTTGGATAGTAATTAACTGTCCTGCAAAGAACGGTACACTACCTTGTGTAGCATAAGTTACTGTAGCAGTTGTACCGTTACCAGTAATTGCTGTTGTAGCAATATTTTGAACAACTTGTACGCCAGTACCAGTTAAAATCATACCCGGAGTTGGAGTTCCACCGCCGACTGTTAGTACACCAGCTGTGCTGATTGTACTAGTTGTTAAACTTGCAGTAGCATTAACTGTACTTGTAACACTTAATGATTGGCTTACAGCCACAGGAGTAATAATTTGCCCAAGAACAATATTATTAGTATTGCTCAACTGTAGTAAATTACCACCGCTTGCTGTGCTTGTAATCACAGGAGTTGTACCACCTAATACGCCGCCAACTACGCTTGTGTAGGCGCCAGCACCCCAACCAAATGTTAATACTGGTGTTAGTGTTGGACTTGTACTTAATGTTGCATAGTACTGGGTACCTGCTGTACTACTGTTACCTGAGTTGTTAGTTAAACTTGCAATATAATATGTAGTTCCGCTGTTTAAGCCACCCATATTTTGTCCAACTGTAGCAGTCCAGGCCGCTGCCGCACTGGTTAAAGTAACGTTGCTTGTACCTTGATAAGTTGTTGCTACACTAATTTGGTTAGTAGTTGGAACAATCGCAGTAATATAATAAGGAGTATTTGGAACTAAGTTACCAAATGTGCCTGTACCAGGTGTAGTAAATTGCGAACCAATTGCTAAACCAGTTGTACTATTAACTGTAATCAAGTTAGCTGTACCAGTGAATGTAGTCAACGATGCTTGAGCGGCACCAGTTGTCCAGTTTAACTGCCATGTATTTGAACTACCGCTTACAATATATGTTGGCAAACTAATAACGTTACCAGCAGTTGTCATACTACCAGTTGCATTACTTGAATATTGTACTTGAGTTGTTGTTGGAGTTCCAGTTACAACAAATGTACCATTGTAGGCTGCCGGAATTACACCTTGAACAGTAATTAATTGTCCGGTTAAGAATGGTACACTACCTTGTGTAGCGTAAGTCAGTGTTACAGTAATGCCTGAACCAGCAGTAGCAGTAATTTGAATATTTTGTGCAACTTGTACACCAGTACCAGTAATAACCATACCTACTTGTGGTGCGCCGCCGCCAGTTGTTAATACACCGCTAGCATTAATTGTACTACTTGTCAAACTAGTTGAAGCATTTACAGTAGCACTAGCTGTTATACTTTGTGTTACTGCTGTCGGTACAAAACTCATACCTTGAGTTACACTTGAAGCTCCAGTTCCACTAAATGTAACATAGTTACTTAATGGACTTACGTTTGTAATGCTAGGAGTATATGTAACTGCTGTTGGAACTATTGCTAGACCTGCTGTTACACCTGTACCACTACTTAATGTTAATGCGTTTGTACTTACAGTAGATGCAGTTAAATTTGGAGTTACTGCGGCACTGCCACCAGTAAGAGCAACAGTTTCGCCTACTACCATACCAGTAGTACCACTTGATGCTACAGTAACTACGTTGCTTAAACCAGTAATTTGTGTAGCTGAAACTGATTGACTTTGGTTAACTGTATAATTAACACCATTAATAATTTGTGGTGTACTTAAAGCTAATGCTGTACTTACTGTATAAGTACCTGCGCCGCCTGTACCGCTACCGAACAATGTGATATAACCAATTGTTTGATTGCCGTTAATTGTGCTTGTCTGTAATACAGTTTGACTGTTATTAACTGTGTAGTATGTGCCAATCAAGCTCAAACTTGCTGTACTTAACTGGTTGCTACATGCAACATAGTATGTACCTGTATTGCCTGAACCCGTACCGTTAGCACAAATAAATGCTCCTGCGCTAGTAATTGTACCAAGCGCACCGCTTGTTACAGATAACGCACTTGAGAATTGTACTAAAGTTGTTGTGGCGCCTGTTACAGTCCATACTCCGTTGTAAACATTACCCGAACCGGTAACACCACTAATTGTAATACTTTGGCCAGCAATGAAAGGTGCCGCACTTTGAGTAGCATACGTTACACTTACTGTAATACCGTTACCAGTAATACCTGTAATTGCTAAGTTTTGTGCTGACGGAATACTTGTACTACCACTAATAACTGTACCTGGTAAAATTGTACCACTATTTACAGTAACGTTAATTGTTACTGGTGTAGTAGTTAATGCAATTGGACTACCTGAGCTAGCAACAGTTTGAGATAAGTTAATAACCCAGCTACCTGTTGTTGTGGCCGCACCGTTAATATTGCTAACAATATACGTTCCTCCAGTGATACCAGTACCGGCTAATGTCATACCTACTACGATACCAGTACTGCTTGGAGTACTTGTAACATAAAGAATGTTGCCAATGGTATAACCAGTAAATGTTATTGCTGTACCAGCACTTACTTGTCCAGTAAATGTTGGGTTAACAACAGCACTAATTTGTGTACCACTTGTTACATAAGTGCTAGTTGCACTTGTGTTAGTAGCTTGATAACCGGCAACGTATTGGTTAGCGGCAACAGTACCTGTTGTAGTACCTGCCAAACTTAATGTTGTACCAATAATTTGTGAGAATGTGTTAGACCATGTTACACCTGACAAATATTGACCTACTGCAACTGTACCAGTAATAGTACCACCAACTGTTAGTGTTGTACCAACAATAGTACTACTTGTACTAGTAAAGTTAGTTTGAGCAGTGATATAAGTTGGTGTACTTGTAATTGTACCAAGTGCGGTTGTGCTACCTGTTGTTGCATTAGATACTACAACGGTATTAATTGTTGCACCAGTTACTGTAAATGTTCCGTTATAACCTACTGGTAATATACCTTGAACAGTAATTGCCTGATTAACTTGGAATGGAATAGTTGCTTGTGTAGCAAAAGTATATGTTGTACTACCTGATGTAGGTGTACTTGGAGATACTGATGTTATAGCAATACCTTGACCTGTATATACACCGGTACCACTTAAAGTCATACCAGTAGCAAATGTTCCATAGTTAACTTGTCCTGGTGTGAATACTGTACCAGTGATAATACTATTATTATTTGTTACTGCTGTTGCACTAGTTGTTGCACTAGCAGTAGTTGATTGTGTTACTGCTGTTGGAACTAATGTTTGTCCTGTAGCCAAACCAGTTGTTGAACTTAAAGTAATTAAATTATTACCGGAACTAGTATTGCTAACTGTAGGATTCAATGTAGTTGCAGTTGCAAAGAAACTACCTTGGCCATATTTGACATTATTCCATGCATAACTAGTAATTAAACCAGTTGGGCTTTGTGTCCAGGTTACACCATTAGTTGAATAGATAACTGCTGTGCTACCTTGAGCTACTGCAACAAAACGGTTATTACCCCATGTTACGCTAGTCCAGTTTGCTGCCACAGGCAGTGTCATAGCGGTCCATGTTGTTCCGTTGTTAATACTATAAGCACCACTGCTGGTTGGTGTAGTACCACCTGCTAGTGTTACCCAAGTTGCGGCACCAGTTCCATAAGCTATACAACTCCATGTTAAGCTACTTGGTAAAAGGCCAGTTACAGACCAGCTTGTTCCAGTTGTACTAATATAGCAACCGTTATTACCGTTGTTAACAGTCATAAAATAACCGTTACCATACGCAACTTGATTCCAGTTACCAACTGGTAAACCAGTCATACTTGTCCAACTTGTACCGTTAGTACTATAAGCACTGCTTGCACTACCGTTAGCTACAGCAACATAATACCAAGCGCCGGCAATTGTACCTGCTGCCACTGAACTCCAGTTAGTAATAGCTGGCAATGTTGAGCCAACTGTCCAGCTTGTACCATTGGTACTATAACCTGCTGTGTTTGTACCGCTAGCAGTTCCAGCTACAGCAACATAATACCCATTGGCGTATGTACTAGCAGTCCATGCGGAGCTGGTAATTGATCCTGGATTATATGTAAATGATGGACTAGAATAAGTAATTCTAGATTCAATTTGATAAGTGGTTGTGGTATCCATTGATGCCACTGCGGCAGTTCCTGAAATTACATGATCCCAACCAGCGGCATTTAGAATAAATGCCGAACCACTTGTAGTTCCTAAAGTAATTGCGTTTGCTGAACCACCGGCAGCCAATGCGGCACTAGTAGCTAATTGGAACGTAGTACTTGTAATACTACCATTAACAATATAATATGTTGTTAATGTTGATAATAAGCTACCTGTATAAGCAGTACCAGTAAACACAACTGGCATACCAGAATATAATGTGATTGTACTTGCAACAGTTAATACGTTAGTAACCGCAGTAGTGTTAGTCACTACTATTGGAGTGAATGATTCTTTAGCTACCAATGCAATCTTAGTGCTAGCATTATAGTTAGCAATGTAACCATATTGTCCAGATCCAGTACCGTTATTAATTATTACTCTTAAGCCTAGGTAAGATGCACTAATAGCATTATCAGTAGCCGCTAATGTAATTGTAGCAATATCTCCAGCTTGTGGTGTACTTGTTACATAAATGTAACCTGCACCGCTAGACAACACTCTAGTTTCAAAAACTGCATTATCTCGTGTTTCATCACTAATTGCTACAGCGTTATTATTACCACCATTGAATGTATAAGTTGTTGCTTGAGCGGCAATCCCATAAGCAGGACTATAGTTGTTACCAGCATTAGTATATTCTACACGATAAATGCTGTTGCTATTATTAGCTAAAACAACACCAATGCTTGCTTGACCAGCACGGTTATTTACAGTTCCTGTGATTGGTGTTTCAAAAGCGTTAACGCCTTCTGCTACACTACCGTATAATCCATAACTGTTATTACCGTTAGTAGCACGAATCTTTCCACCGTTCTCACTTAGATAACCAATATTATTATAATATGTAAACACTGAAACAAGTTCTGCGCGACCTAAGTTAGTAACCCATGCGCCGATACCATCACTTAAAACTTGTGTGAAATCGTTTGATGTAATTGATTGGTTACCACCGTTGTGTAATGCACCATCAACTTTTTGTCCAATACAACCTGTACCAAATGTTGTTACGTTTTGTACATACGGTGAACGATTGAAAATCCAAACTGATGTATCGTTAGGTCCAGTTCCTGGGTCTAAACTTACATAAGCACCTGCGCTTGGACGTTGTGTTCCATAACCGTTAGCTGTTCCTAATGTACCTGACAATCCTTGCAAGGTCATATTACGTAATGTTGCACCGTTACGCATATAGAACATATTACCACTAGTATAGTTTAATGTTATTGTAGCACTTGCAGTTGATTGGCTCAGTGTTACAGTATAACTTGTAGCCGCGGTAGGAGTACCTGTAGCTAGTTGGTTGATACCATACAATCCTGCACCACCTGCTGTAAAGAAATATATAGCAGTTGAACTAATGCTTGCTGTTAAATTATTGCTTAAAGTTACACTTGTACCAGTAAACCCAGTTACGTATGTGTTAGCTGGAAGTCCAGCGATTGAAGCTCCGTTACCTGAAACAAATTGTCCAATAGCAATGTTTGCATTTGAAGTTACAGTAATTGTGTTTGTTCCACTTGTACCACTACTTACTGAATTAACAACTGCGGTTCCAGATGCTCCGTAAATTTGTCCTACAATATATGTGCCAGTAGTTACTGAGCCGCCGCTTAGTACGCCGCCAACTGTTAAACCAGTACTGCTTGCTCCTGCTGTTAATTGTGTTTGTGTTACTGCTGTAATTGGGCCTGCTACTGGTAAATTACCGCCTGTAACAGTATATGTAATGCTAGTTGCACTTGGAATACTTGTTACTACAGCACTAGTTGGACTACCGCTATATAATGATCCAGCGGAAATTGCCCAAGTTTGTGTAGCAATAGTACCTGAAGTAGCTGTTGCTAATGCGGCAATAGTAAATTGTGTTTGACTAGCTATTGCTGTAATCGTATATGAACCAGCAGTAACATTAGAAGCAGTACCAGTATTAGCACTAGTAAGAGTTACAGTCATACCAACTGCTATAGTAATTGATGGAGTAGTAATTGTAAATACACCGCCGCCACTGCTTGCCATACCAGAAAGGGAAGTACTTGAACCAGCTGTTGCAGAAATTGTTGCGCCAACCGTAAACAAATTAGCATTTGATAGTCCTGTTAATGTTGCTGTCCAAGGTCCTGATCCGGTTACACTTCCAACCGATGCTGTGCTTGCAACCGTTGTTGCCGCAATCGATGGACTATTAAGTGTACCAGCATTGATGCTGGTAATTTGAGTTGGTAATGCAATTACACCAGCGGATTGTAACCACATACCGTTTGTTACGCTACCACTAGTAACAGCGGTTACTGATAATGTTGTACCTGCGGTTGAACTATTTGTACCATTGCTGATAAATCCAGTTACAGTTGCTGTAGTACTTGCTGGTTGAACAATAGTTGTACGCAACTCGTCACCTACTAAACTACAATTTTCTGGAATACTAATAGGAAGAATTTCGTTGTAAGTTCCTGTCTTAACAAAAATTGTTGCACTTTGACCGCTACTACGTGAAGGTAGTGCCGCAGTACTTACAGTAGTCAACGCAGTAATGATATAGTTCATTAAAGTTGTTGTTGCTGTAGTTGCTCCGGATTCAGCCGCTGAGCCAGCAGTTACTTGACTAACTGGATTAGGTGCTGTCATTACAGTTTGATAACTTGTTCCTGGCGCAGTTTGTGTTAACGCATTTTGCATTAAACTGGCCAACTCAGTCAACATGGCAATGAAATATGGCATTTCAGCTGCCACAGTTGTATCGTAGAATGTATTAGTTCCTGGTTGGAAAAATGCATACGCATTGAAAATTGTCTGACTATTACCACCACGTGATAAGTCATAAATTACACCATCAATAATAAATCCTGAATCGCGATATGATTTAGTTTGGTCGTAGACTGAACTTGGACTAAACGGACTTGCACTAACTGATTTCTCATAAGTGCTCCAGTACCACATTTCGTTTTGCATCCAAGTTTTATTTGCTTTTAATAAAGCAACTGCATTAGGATTGTTAACACCTGCGGCAACAATACTTGCGGCATATTTAATTGTGGCAAATGGTTTATCTAATGTAACACCATATCCATTAGTATAGTTGTCTGTGCCACTTGGTGCAACATAATAAACGTTATTAATTTGTCCAAATGTTGCCCATGTTGGAGTAGTACCAACGACTTTCAATACTTGACCATCAGTACCAATAGGTAAACGTGTAGCACCTGCTCCACCAAAATAAACTATATCACCTTGTGTTGTTAATACGTTAGTCTCAGCACCACTTGCTACTTGGTTCCAATATGTACCTGTTGTATCATTATCTGGACGATTTCCTGTTGCGGCAGTATGAGCTAATACGCAAATATAACTGTTATAACCCATTGTAACTTGATCGCCAAGTACATATGAACTGCCTGAATACCAAGTTACTGCTAAACCAGTAAAGGTAAATGTTGTGATTGCGCCACCGCTTTGTTGTACTGTAATAAGAATATCGTTAGCAGGAGTTAAACCGCCTACTTGTGTACCAGCAATTTTAATTACTGCATTAGTTGAATATCCAGAACCATTACCAGTTTTAGTAACTGTATAAGTTGTACCGTTAACACCAACTGTAAATGTTGCGCCTGAACCTGTACCACTTGTAGTTGTATTTGTTGGGCTTACATAGCTTGCACCTGTAGCGTAAGTAGTCCAACGCATTCCTGGATTCAATAATGCATAATAACTTGCATTAGGAGGAATGATAGTTGCGCTACTAGTATGATCAGCAGTGACCAAATATGTATACGCACCAAATGATACTACAGCACCAATTTTATATGCAGTTGATGTAGTCCATGTACTTTGATAACTAAATCCAGTACTTAATAAACCCCATGATCCTGTGTTTGTTGTAGGAGGACTGTTGGTAATAGTACCACCAGTCATTGGAATAATATTAGTATTTAAAACTGTTACACTTGAACTGGTTGCACTTTGTACTACATAAGAACCATTATATCCAGTAATTGTAATTGTACCACCAGTTGCATACGGAGTAGTAGAACTAGCAAATGTAAGATATGTTTGTGTACAAGATACTACAGTTTGAGTACCATTATATCCTGTTGCTCCACCTGTAAACCCTGATACAGTTATAATTTGTCCAATTTGGAATGGAGCAACCGATTGGGCTGTGTTGAACACTAAAGTAGCTACGCCAGTATTAGCAGATGCTGAAACTGTAGTTGATGTAAAATTCTGACTAGTACTTAACTGCCATGTGCTTGCACCTGAACTACCATTACCTGATAATAATGCAAGAATAGTTGTTCCTACAGTAACACCAGTTCCGGAAATTACAGATCCAACTGTGATAGTTCCACTAGTAACACTAGATACACTTAATGTAGTTGAGCTAGTTACACTTGCAGTAAACACTGCTGTAGCTCCAACACCAGTTGATGTATTTGATGCCAACGTACCAGTTGCACCTGTTATGGTTACACTCTGTGGTGCTACAAATGGTTGAATTGTTTGACTAGCAAAATTGTAAGTTACACTTGTTCCATTTCCTACTGAAGAAGCTAATGAAAGACTTGTATTTGTTACGTTAGTTTTTGCAACATAAGTATAACCGCCGTATGTAACGGTATCGCCGACCGCATAGGCTGAAGACACTGACCAAGAATTACTAAATTCTAAACCGTCTACTAGTCTTGCAAAATTAGTTGTGGCAAATCCAGCGTTGGTACTGCTATGATATGTTGTACAAATCCAAAGACCTGCGCCATATTTTACCACGTCATTTATTCTGTAACGTGGGCTTGCTGTATAAGTTGCGCTAGACAATGATCCATTAGAAATACTTAATGTCCAAGTTGTTCCGCTACCGCTGAGAATTACTGTTCCTGCGGCAATACTACCACCGGATAACACTTGTCCAATAGCTGGAGATCCGCCTGTAGTTGTTAATGTTGTTCCGCTAATAGTACCGGTTACAGTAGTAGGTGCACTCCATGCACCTACATAAGCAAACGCCTGGTTCAATACATCCCATGATGATTGATTTGCTTCTAATCCAAGAGCAGGAGTTGCAGCCGCAGTATGTCCAGTGTTACAACGATACACCGTTGCACCGTATGTAACAATGTCAGCTACTTTGTATGTTGTACCGGCAATCCAAGGACCAATAAAATTCAAACTGGTTGCCCATTGATCCCAATAACTTTGATTCGTTTCGAGTGTAGTACTTGCAACGTGACCTGTATTACAAATGTAAACAGTTCCACCGTATTTTACTAAATCACCAATTTTGTAAACTGTACTAGCTACCCAAGTACCGGTCCACGATTGGCCATCAGCAGATAATTGCCAGTAATTTGATGACAAATCCGTATAAAAACCGTTTGATACACTACTACTAGTGTGCCCTGTTAAGCAAAGGTATGTTTTACCGCCGTATCTAACTACGTCATCTTTGTAGTAGGTAGTAGAACCAGCCCATGTGTTTTTCCAAACAAATCTAATTCTACCTAATTTAAATTCTGCCATTGTATACTCCGTACTTGTCTATTATATTTATGTTATTTTTAATTATGGAAACTTTGCATTAAATATGCCATTGCTAATAGCGACCCATCAACACCAGCCGCTGGGCCTTGGAACATAACTTTGTTAGCCATATTAATTTGATTACCTGTTGTAGTTAAGATACTACCTATACCGCTATTATCATTCACCACTTGCACTTGCCCCATAGTGGCACTGTTTACCTGACTTGTTCCGCCACCTTGACCTAATCTGCTAGCAATATATGTTTTAATTGCTCGTTGAGTACTAATAGTATTATCACTGTTTGCACTCATAGTACCGTCTGTACTAATAGTATTAATAATTGCACTTGAACTACCAACAACTAACGCACCTAAACTAATTTGTGTTAATCCTGAAAGATTAAACAAACTAGCACTTAGTGTAACTGTACCAGTTGCTTGAGCAACACCAAAAATATTACCTACTGTAAAATTACCATCTTGGTCAGTTGCAGTATAAAATACGTGGCCGCCACCAGCTTCTATTGTTTGAAAAGTTGCCAAGCTAGGTGTAAAGAACGCATTGATTGGATAATTTGTATTAACATAGTTACCGCTATTAATACTTAAAAAATCATGTCCTGTTAAACGAATTTGACTGTATAAAATTCGAATAGACAATGCAGTTGCATTAGCTTGCGATTTATAAACAGATATAGATTGGTCAAATTGCAATGTAGCAGATTGATTACCTAATGATCCAGATACATTAGTAATAGCTACCAGCTTATAAACTGTAGGATTACCGCTAATAACTACGTTTGATCCTGGAGTAGGTGTACTAGTCATTCCATATATGTTTAGATAGCTTCCAGTTTGATAAGAATCTGCATAACCTGTACTAGCACTATCTGTAATAACAGCACCAGCAGTTAGGTATCCAGTACCCCTAGATATAAATGTTGGTTGACCTAATACTCCATCACCGTAACGAATTGTATAAGATGCGGCTGTACTTGCATTTGGATCGGTAATAGTCAGTGTTGGTCCAATTACATAGCCAGATCCTGGATTCTGAATTCTAAAAGATTTAATCGATCCTGACGATATAATTGCTCTTGCTCGAGCAGTTGCTCCAGTTGTCATCACACTTGAGATGTTACTACCTGAGGTAATTGCTACAAACACAGCAGGCCCTGATGTAGGATTGCTAACTGATACTGTACTCCATGCAGGACTTGTTCCTACTAAATTTGCAGTCCAGTTGATACCATCTTGACTTTGTGCATTGCTAGTTGATCCACTAGCTATTAACATGAATAAGCCTTGACCAAAAGTTACGCTGAGCCACTGACTTGCGGCTGGTAAAGTCATTGCATACCAGTTAATACCGTCTATACTATAAGCACCGTTAGATGATCCAATTGAAACTGCAATGAACACTCCGTTACCAAAACTAGCTAATGTCCATGTTTGAGTAAATGGTAAAGTTGCTGTTGCCCATGTAATACCGTTGATAGCATATTGGCATTGATTGCTAGCTGTACTAGCAAAACTTACATAAGTTCCGTTACCGTAGACTAATGGGCCTCCGCCGATAGTAGGAGATCCAAATGGAATCCAAGTAGTAGCATTGTTAGTTTTAAATAATTCAAATGTACCGTTAGCAGTGGTTGTAGTAGTCGGAACGTATGCGCTAGCACGAGTACCAACTTCTAATTGTGCGCCCCATAAGTACAACCCGCTCAATCCATCGCCAATATATTGCTGTGCGCTAGAATTATTAATAACATCGATAAATGGATAGTTGTTAGTATTTGTTCCTACTGCATGGGTAGCTGTTACAGCAATTCTATACCAACCATTCCCTGCACCAGTTACGTTTACCGACGTTCCTGAATAATCTCCTGTACTTGTCGGAGCAGTAATAACTCCACCTGTTGCTAAATTTATAATTGCACCAGTGAATGTTGTACTTGGCGTTCCATTAGTAAATCCAACTAGAATTTGGCTACGTTCTGCGGCTTTAGCATAGATAGAAAATGTAACTGTTTCTGGACTAGCATTTGTTCTAGTATAATAAATTACGTGTTCTGCATTGCTAGTATTGTCAATAAATTTATAAGCAGTATATGTTCCATCTGGTGCTTGTGTCGCAACAGATGCTGGAACAATATAAGATAAACTTGTAGTCCAAGCGGCATTTGTTAACGTATTACTATAAGTTAACAAATTAGTTCTTGAACCGGTGTTCATTACAATAGCGGCATAGTTTCCATAATAACTGCTTGGAGCAGAAATAATTGGTGAATTACCAAATGTTGTTACAGGTAATGCACCTGAAGTAAAACTAGTACCGTTAGAACTATATGCAATAGTTGTAGTAAGTGTATTAGTAGCAATGAATAAACCATTACTGTAAACCATACTAGTTGTTGCGCCTAAGTTTGGTAAACCAGAACCTAAATTCCAATTAAGGCCATTTGTAGAATAGTTAACTAGTTGACTTTGTCCGTCAATTGTTACAAAATATCCATTACCGTATGCGCTACTAGCCCAATATCCTGAAGCTGTTAAACTTCCACCTACTGTACCAAAACCTGGACCTGCAATCGCAACTCTTGGTTCAATAATATACGAACTAGAGTTGTCGCAAACTGTTGGCTGGGTTCCTGGATAGGCAAGATCCCATCCTTGTGCGCCAGTTGCTTCAGAATAAATTGTAGCTACTTTACTTGTACTGTTGTACGCTTGAATATAACCCGACTGTCCTGCACCAGTTCCTGAAAGAACTACAATTCGCATACCTGCATAAACTAATGCGCTGTTTGTATCACTAGCTGATAGTGTGATAGTTCCGTTACTAGTACCATTTTGTGCCAATCCAGTTACGCTAAGATAACTTGTACCACCAGGAAACCCAGTGTTAGTAGGATCAGTAACTCTAATTTCATAAATGCCGGCATTACGAATATCATAAGTTTCAAATATAACTCCTGAACCGCTACCAGTGATAGTATATGACGGACTGGTATAATTTAATCCAGCATTGGCATATTCAAATGCTAATAATTTTACAGTATTAGTCATAACATAACCAACACTTGCTTGTGTAGCTCTGTTATTAACGTAAGCAGTAATTGGAGTTTCTGCAGAGTATACTCCTTCTGCTACAGATCCATATACACCATAACTATTATTGCCGTTGGTTGCACGTAATTTTCCGCCATTTTCACATAGATAACCTATGTAATTATAATAAGTAAACACTGATACAGCTTCTGAACGACCTAAACTATTAATCCATACACCAATACCATCACTTAAGATTTGTGTAAAATCGTTACATACAATACTTCTGTAACCGCCGGCATGTAATGTTCCATCTACTTTTAATCCTACACATCCTGTACCAAACGTTGTTACGTTTTGTACATACGGACTCTTTGAAGTAATCCAAACTGAACTATCACTTGTGCCAGAACCTGGATCTAAACTTACGAACGCTCCGCCAGTTGGACGTTTTGTGCCGTAAGAATTTGCAAGGCCTAATGATCCAGTTAACCCTTGAAGAGTCATATTTCTAATAATTGTGCCGTTGCGAACATAAAACATGTTGTTACCACTAGTAGCCGCAGTTGGTTGAACAATAGTTGTACGCAACTCGTCACCTACTAAACTACAATTAGCTGGAACACTGATCGGACATACTTCAGTATATGTACCAGTTTTGATAAAAATTGTTGCGCCTGTAATACCGTTTGCAATCAATTGAGCGCAAGCGTAGGCAATAGTAGCCCATGGGCTATTCAAACTAGTTCCGTACAACGGAGTATCTGTTCCTGCCGTTGATGAAACATAATAAACTTTACTAATAACTCCAAATGTTGCCCAATTTATTGAAGTACCAGAACTTGCTTTTAAAATTTGTCCAGGATTTCCAATAGGTAATCTTGATTTTGCGCCAGTGTTCCACCAAAGCGTATCACCTTGAGTTGTCAATACATTATTGGCATCTCCAAGACTATAAACTTTCCAATATGTACCAACACTAGATGAGCCAGCGGCAACATCAGTAGCAGGTAATGTGCCCGATGAAGAAGTATGAGCAAGTATACACTCGTATGACAATCCTGCATATGAAACTATATCTCCTAATACGTAAGGAGTAGGTGTTGACCAAAAACCTGCCCAGAAGCGACCTGGTACTAACAATGTCCAATAAGTTGCATTAGGAGGTTGTTGTTGATAGTTGTCTAATATACAAACATATAGATAACCATCATTTCTAATTACAGATCCAATAGTATATGAAACTGAAGAAGACCATGTTTGTCTATAGTAATAATTTTCTGTTACGATTTGCCAATAACTTGTGTTAATGTCCGGAATCTGATTAAGATTATTTCTGAGTGCTCTATAGCTATAGCCACCATAGTTAACGATATCACCTTTATAATATTGCTGACTTGAACTATATATAGGCGAATTAAGTCCCGGGAATTCTAAAGCGTCTAAATATATACTCCAATATACTGGAGAATCTGTTAAAAATACAGTAGATTGGTGAGCTACATTACAAATATATAAAGTTCCGTCAAACTGAACTACGTCTAATACGTGATAATTTGTAGCAGTTGCCCAACCACTCTTATAAGATAATTGTTGATATACAATTTGCCAAGCACTTTGATTAGCTTCTAATCCAGTAGTAACAAAAGATGAACTAGTGTGAGCAGTAATACAACGATAAATTGTTCCACCATATACGACTACATCGTTAACTTTATATTGTGTACTAATTGCCCAATTTGTTTTCCAAGCATCGGCTTGACTTACAATAGTCCAAGCACTTTGATTAGCTTCAAGTCCAAGTGCAGTTGAAATTGCGGCAGTGTGGCTAGTAATACATCTATAAACTAATCCTCCATAACTAACTGTATCTCCGGGATTATATAAATTAACTGCACCAGCAGACGTAATAGTGCCACCGGTTCCTGTCGTTGTAGTAGTATTTAGATAGCTAACTGAACTAGTTGTAACTGCTGTAACTGTAGCGGTTACATTATATCCAGACACACTATTACCGCCAACAGTAATAGATTGTCCAACAGTAAATGGATTAGATGATTGAGTTGCAAACACTAATGTAGCAGTTGTTCCGTTGCCAGATGATGAAATTACTGATAATGTATTAGTTGCACTCGGTGTCCATGCACCGCGCCATGTATACCCATCAAACATCTGTACCCATAGTGTAGATAATGCTAAGTCTGTGGCAAAACTACTGCTACTTGTGTGAGCTAACAAACAAACGTAAGCCTTACCGCCGTAAAATATTACATCGTCAGCAAGGTAACCATTGGAACTAGTCCAAGTTCCTTTCCATGTGTATCGTATACTGGCTATTTTAAAATCTGGCATAATCTACTCTTAATTGTTTGAACTTATCCCTGATGGGTAAGCATATTTTGTATTAATTCTGGCTACTAGTTCACCTGTGCTATCAACATAATAATAAATTCTACGATCATCCCAGCGGTATTGTTCGTAATTTAAATTGGCATATACCAAAGCGTGATTGATATCTCTATTGTCATAAAAATCTGTACCTGGTTCAAATGCAGTATAATTACCGCTAGGATCTCCAGGATTGTTAATTTGAATACTATCAGTTCTACTTAATTGATCAACAATGGCTAAGGTTATTTCGCCATCGCTATTTCTACGTAGTCCCATGAAGTATCGTGGCTGACCTCCGATCAATTCTTGTTGATCTCTTCCAAAATAATAATTATTACTATTGCTCATAATCTATCCTTAAGCTACTTCAGCATAGCTGAATGTGGCGTCAACACTACTAGCAGTATCCGAAACTAGTGTAATACTGCTGTTGTTTCCTAATACAATTTTTTCACTATTAGTTACTACTTTAACACTGGTATATGGAGGAATTATTAATCCGCTAATATAGTAACCTGTTGTAGGAGTAGAATCTGTTATAGTAATATTAACTGTAACATCGTAATCTGTTGTATTGGCTAAATTTAGACCAATGATTGTATAGATATTAGTTGCACCTGTTGTAAGTGGTGTTACTGGAGTTGTTCCTATACTTGCTTGTACTTTAGTGTGAAAATAGGTTGCCATGTTTTATCCGTAAATTAATGCTTGTTCTACACCAATATCAGCTGCCGACTGTGCAGTAACACCGCCGGCGCTACCAGCAACACTTACCCAGCCACCTGTAGTATAAACTTCGACCAAATATTGTTCAGTGTTATAACGTATCATACCAATTGCCGCATACGCATTTGCTGGTCGAGCGGCAACTGAACCGCTTGGAATAACCATACCATTTGTGCCAGATACTGCAACATAACCAGTGCCTGTAGTAGCAAAAGTTGTTATACTACCAGGAACAGTATTAGTAATTGTATTGGCCGCAATACTTAAATTATTACCTAAATTTACTGCTCCAGAACCAGTTGTTAACAAATTAATATTTGTATTTGTCGAGCGTGTGCTAATTGTACTGCCGTTTATTTCTAAACTAGCGGTTTTATAATCTGTTCCAGTAATTGAAGTTGCATTTATATTATTAATAGTTGCATTATTACTGTAAATGGTAGCCCAGTTTAGTAAGCTAGATCCCAAATTCCAAGAGTTAGTAGGAGTAGGAACAATATCACTATCCACTTCTCCGTTGAACTGAATAGTATCACCGACTCCACTATCACCTAATTGAATATTGCCGTCAGCAGTAATCATTCCAGTAGCATGTAAATTACCGTTAACTAAAACGTTGCTGTTAACTGTTACTTGTCCTGAACCAGTTGTGGTAATGTTTAAATTTGTATTAGTACCAACTGTACTAATAGTATTACCATTAATGTTTAATTGTGTACCAACTGTTAAATTACCTTGATACACAACTCCGTTAGTGCCGCCTGCTGGTACTAGATTGATTGTTCCACTTGAGCTGGAAATTGTATTGTTGCTTACAGTAAATGTAGCAATCGTTGCACTGTTGGTTGTTTGTAAATTGGTAGTACGAGTTGTACCTACAACTTGTAGGTCATTGGTTGGCGCGGTTGTATTAATACCGATACGGCTGTTATTAACATCCAAGTAAAGTAAGCTCGTCTCAAAAGCTAAATTTACCCCGTTACGAAGCAAATTATCTTTTAAGAGCGGACCCGAAATTCGACCAACAGCCATTTACGCTCCTCGTATACCCCGTGTTTCACGGTTAACCTAGTTTGGTGTCTGGCGTTACCCTTCTTCCGCATCCTTTAAAAGGCTCTTTGTCGGTTTACCACAGTTGAATATCGTAAAAACTTGGTCAGTTTTTACAGTAATAGTATTTAGCTGTTTTGATTTTTTACCCTAGTATAAGGGTCCAAATGTCCATAGTTTCAGTAACCTCGTCTGCACTTAGCACTGGGCTGAGACCGATACTGGGTACCCATTGTTGTAATGCGTTTACTGTACTTCCTGAAGGTAATGTAAGCAATAGTGGACTACTAATATTAAAACTTACTCCAGCATTGATGCTAGTTATTAATGTGTTGGCACTAAATGCTCCAGGTAAACTTATACCGGTTACTAGATCGCCTACTTTCATTCCGGTAGTTCCAGTAGTATAGATTATACTTGTTCCTGAATTAGATTGAGCATTGGTAGTTGCATTAAAACTAGTTACTGTATTTGATACATTGGCATAGACTTCTAAGATAGACAAGTCTGTGTTAAAACGTAATGTACCTAGCGGAGGATTTACAGGACGTTGTACAGTTGTTCCGACCGGAGGAACAAAACCGTTAGAACCGCTAAAATACAAGTATCCGTTTTGAGCACCAGTAATTGAATCTGCGGCAAAATTAAAAGTTAAAGGTGTAACTGTTGGACTGTAATTTATAGTACCTTGCTGAATAGTAATGGTGTTGTTAAGATTAATAACTCCAGTTCCGCTTGTTGAAAACTTTAAATTATCACCAGATAAATTATCAATAATATTGTTATTGCCGACAGTAACATTGCCAATGGTCATGCTACCGGTAAGAATATTAGTATTGGTAATTGCTCCAGTTTGTAGAGCATTGCTATAAATTGTATTCCAATACAAGCTACTAGAACCTAAATTATAAGTGTTAGTAGTTAACGGAATGATATTACTATCGACTTGGGCTGGTATAGTAATAGTTTTTGTAGGGCCGGATCCTAAAACAATATTACCATCAAATGTAACATTTCCAGTGGCATGTACATCACCGTTGACCAATACATTATTATTGGCTAGCGCAGTACCTATTACTAGTTGTCCGGTAGGATTAATAAAAATACTATCTCCCGAAACGTAATCGGTGATAGTATTTCCTTTTAAAGTAATTTTATCAGTGCTAAGGCTAGGAACAACAATATTTGGATTGCTAGATTGATTTGGCTGAATATTAATTACATCAAATAAATTTTGTACTTGATTTGTTGTAAAGTATAATTCGCTTAGATCTGCCTCTGTATCTACAATTACAGTAGGAGCATAAGTTAACCCGCTAATGTCAAAAGTTCTAGTTGGTGTATTGTTATTAACGCCAATGAAACCATTTGAAACATTTAAGTAGAGTAAACTTGTTTCAAATGCAAGATCATTGCCGTTGCGTAACAGATTATCTGCTAGTAACGGGCCACTAATTCTACCTAGTTCGCGCCCCATGATAGCTCCTTATTACTGGTCAAAACCCAGTAATGCTGTTACAATTTTACCGTATGGAGGAGGGCTACTAAAGAATAGATAGTAACCACTACCAGTTTGGCTGTTTTCTGTTATAGTGATCTGTGTTCCAGCAGTAATTGTTCCGCCAGTAGTTGCTTGACTTAATCTAATATTGATAATTGCATCAGTATTAGGATCGTTTAATATACTGGCAACTGTAGTACCGTTTGGAATATGTGTTCCAGATACTGTTGCGCCAATGATTGAATTTCCTGCATAGATGGCACCTACACCCATAACTGTTCCATAAGACCCAGCTGGCATACTACCAGTAGCACTACTGCTATAACTTACACTACCTGGAGTTACACTAGAAACTGTAAATTTGCCGTTATATGCTGATGGATTAATATCTGTCACTGTAATAGTTTGACCTACATAAAATGGATTTGCTAATAATGTATTAAAAATTAAAGTGGCAATACCTCCAGATGATCCTACACTTGTTACTGTTAAACTTGTTACTAATGGTATCGATGTTTGCCCAGTTGTTACATCTTGAGATACTATTGGTTGAAAAACTTCTGAACTTAGAGTAGGATTTTGTACTACTGTATAGTTATTACCAGCTAGTTGCAAAACGTTTTCCACAACTACTAGCATATTTTGTCCGCCAAAATTACTGTTGTTGCTACTGACATTTCCGGGATTATATAAACTATTTAAAGGTCCAAAATATACAGACTGCCCGTCACCGGCGCCTAAATTTTGTTGAACAATTGGGCCTGACTCTGCATAACGTAATGCTCTCCAACTACTGCCTTGATACACTTCTATGTTACTAGTAGTTGTATTATAACGCATCATTCCTGCTACTGGAACATATGGACGAGGACTTGTTCCGTTAGTAGTTCCACTGGGCAAAACTAGTGTATTTGTTGTGCCCATAACGATATTATTGTTTGTGTCTACATACAAACTATTGTCGAATACTGCTCGACGATTAAGTGTTTGACGTCTTAAAAATCTCATTATACCGCCAATGTACTTATAGTTGTTACTAGTGCGCTGGCGGTATCTGATTTAGCAACTAATACATCTCCATTGCCTAGCACTAATTTTTCTTGATCTAAACTTAATGTTTCGCCTGCCGTAATAGGTACTGCATTAACAATTAAATTTGTTGTGCTTAATGATTGTCCGTTTGGTACTGCATACAAAGTAAAATTTGCAGTATTAGCAGTTGGATTACTAGGATTAAACGCATTAATATTACAAATAATTATAGTAGTTATGGCATTATTGCCGCTACTTGAATATATTGTTGTATTTGTTGTTCCGATTGCTACCGATGTTAACGCCATAATCTTTCCTATTAAAATAGTATGCTTAGTAATACTGCTCGATTCTTGCTTACCAATTCATCTGATGTATTTACATTTGTGATGTATAGTCCAGTTTTTCCTGGGCCAGAAGTAGCTTGACTATAAATCTTTGTTTTGCCCGAAGTAGAACCTGGAGTCAATGCTTGATCATCAAGATTAAACACTCCATTAACTTCTACGTTATTATTAACCGCAGTAAAAATTAAATTGTTTGCACTGGTATTTGAAACTGTATCTTGATAAATGTTAACGTCACCAATTGTAACTCCTACAGGACTTACGGTGGCAATTGTTGTACCGCCAACATATAAATTGATAGTGCTACTAAATGCTTCAATTTTACTTTGTTCGCTGCCACTAAGAGCTGTTGTTGGATAAAAAATACGGTCAACTGATGCAACACCATTAGCCGCTGCCACGTAAGTGTTGACATATTTTTTAGTTGTAATATCGTTGTCTTGTGTTACACGTAATTCATAATTGGTAGTATTTGCTACACGCAATACTCCATTTCCATTACGCATATCAAAAATTAAATCAGTAGTACCATCATTAGTGATAGTGGCTACTTGTAATGCATTAATTATGTTGTCTGCTGTTTTTAATTGAAAAGTACCATTAACATTAGAGTTACTAACTCCGCTGTAATGACTAATACTTTCATTAAACATAATCTGTGCGGCACTAAAATTGCCGCGATTAATTTGAAATCCTGATTGATAGTTAAATGCTATCGGAATACCATTGCCGGTAACACCGGTATCAATAGTAAAAATATTATCAGCTACAGTTGTATTTGTAGATTCAATGGTAGTTGTTATACCTTTGACATCTAAATTACCTGTGATAATCGTTGTCCCTACTGTATTACCTGTATCCAAAGTTATAGTACCTCCAGACAAAGTCTGGAGTCTATAATTGCTTTGACTTACTTTAAGTACTCTTGACATTATATTCCTTCAAGGGAGCTTGCGCTCCCTATCAAGTTAGTTATTAACCGTTATCGATTACAACTGAAACGTTTACTACTGCTGTTGAAAAATTCCAACCAGCTGTTGCACCGCTGGCAAACTGAGTACCAGTGATAGGCACCAATGTTGCTTTGTGAGCAGTTAATTTGCTTACATAGTATGTACCGCCAGCTGAATCAGTTGCTTGAATAGTCATCTGACCTGATGTTGGAGTAGCAGTTACTAGTGTGCAAACACCGCTTGTACCATTTGTTGTTTCAACTTTGTAACGACGTGTTGCTGACTGTTTAATAATATTTGCATCTTCAGTTGCGCCAGAATCGCCTGCTACCCATGCTGTTGCTAGAATGGCTGAATAACGTCCGGTCGTTGCGCTACCAGTAGCACCAGTTGTTTCTGCTGTTGTCAAAGTTGCTGTAGCTGTTGCGGCTCCTGAACTTGTTAATACAATCAAATTACTAGCAATAGTTGTTGCAACTGATTGAGCAGTAGTTGTTGTCAAGCTGATAATGTTTGTACCAGCAATAGCGTGAGCGTATGTGTCAGCAAGTGTAATTTGACTGTTAGCAACGCTTACTGTAGCAACATAATAAACTGTTGAACCTGTAATACCACCAACTGTACTTGCGGCTGTAAATTGCATACCAGGAACAATTTCATCAACTGAACTTAATGTAACTAAGTTTGATGTAACTGTTGTTGCTGTAATTGTATAACTTGTTAATGAAGTGTTTACATAACCATCACCAGCTTGTGTAATAGTCGAACTTACTAGACCAAATGTTGCTGGAGTAATTTGTAGACCAGAACCTGAACTGTCAGAAGTCGATGGTGTAGTTGCTACAGCGTATGCTGTTACTGCACCTTTGGCAATTGAACCACCTGATACTACTGTTACTGCTGTAACTGTACCGTATGTAGTACCAAATGTAAATGTAGCACCAGTTGTTGTACCGTTGCTAATTGTCAATGGGCTTGTTGCATTAACAGCATTAGAGTAAGTTGCATACAATGTTGCGGCTGTTGCTGTTGTTGGTGTACCAACATAGTATGTTTGACCTGCGGCAATTGTTACACCACCAATAGTCATAGTACCTGTAATACTTGCACCGCTGATTACAACGCTGGTACCAGAAATCATTGCTGTACCAGTTGTGTTGAAACTAATTGTAGTAGCACTTGCATAAGCAACTGAAGCTAATGCGGCACTGGTAACTGTAGCTGTATAAGTCGAAGTAGCTGAATTAGAACTAATGCTTAAAGCACCAGCGGCAACTGGGTAAGCACGAGTTTGTGTACCGCTAATTGTAGCAGTTAATGTTTTAAAATTTGGTGTACCTGTTGCACTAACTGCACCTTCGCCACTTAATGATGGTGCTGGAAATGTTAATGTTAATGCGTCAGCGTTTGTAGCATTATAAGAACCTGCTGTTCCTACTGAAATACCGTTTACTGATTGACCGCCAAGGCCTGCATCGCCTGCTGTGTTTGCGGCACCAAAATTGCCGTCTGTACCTATGTTTCTATGACCAAAGTACTTTGATGATAAAGGACGTCCCATTTTAATTTCTCCTTCAAGAATAACGGCGTTCTAGGCCGTACGCGGTTGGATTTCCGCATAAAACTTACCCCATGTAAGTTTATACTATGTATTTATGCGTAGGTGATTCTTACGCCTAATTGATACAAATAAGCTAAATCCCTATGCGGAAACGCTGGATTGCTCTTAAAACTAACAACTACACCAAATGTAGGATCTGCTAAATTTGCACTTGTTAAACTTGTAGTTCCCCATAAATCATTAGATCCTCCATAGGTAAAATTATTACCCGGAGGAGTTAATATTACTCCGTAATCATCACCTGTGTAAATGTCTGCGGGCACAGGATTTATAGTACTGGCATAATTATTACCAATTAATTCACCACCTAAGGTTAACTGTATTAATAAATCTTCTATACGAGCATAGCGTTCCATTACAAGATTAAATTCTATACCATGTATTGTTTGATTGTTATTGGGGATTTTTAGATTTGTACACCACAACTGGCTGGTATTTGATAAAAATCTTTCCATCCATATACCACTGATAGTATACAATGGCTGATGCGTCACTGCATAATTATTTTCTGATATCGCTCCATTGTAATTCCAATCAATACTGTATTGATTAGTAGTTGTATTCAAAATCGATACATTAGAAAAACTAGTTGGACGAAAATACTTTGTAGTGGTCATATTATATTTACCCAAACAAAAAGGACTCCGAAGAGTCCTTTTCATTGTCTTTAAGACTAAGGTTAAATTACTGGAACTTAACGTTAGCTGAAGTAATAGCAACACGACCTAGATAGTCAGCGGCATTACCTAAAGAACTTGCTGTGTTTGACAACTCAACATAACCATAACGTGTCATGAATGAAACGACTGGTTCGAATGTTGATGGATCTAAAACAACACCACTGCTCATCAATGGAATGTATGGGCAATAGAAAGCAGGAGCATCAGACTCTGAAGCACCTTTGTAACCGATAAGAATATCAGTTGTGTCAACAGCATAGCTGTTTACATATACTTTCATAGCATTGTTTAATGTACCAACAAACTTAGTGTTTGTAGGTGCTTCAAATGTACCTTCTGTTGTACGAGCAAAAGCTGAAGTAGTAGCAGATTGTAGAATTGTCAATGCAAATGGTGATACAACAGCGTAGTTACCAGCACCACGACGTGTACGTTGAGCGATCAAGTTACTTACGCGGTTGATCATAACTGCTAAGGCAGCATGCTCGTCACCAACGAATGTAGCTGTACCACTTACAGACGCTTGGTCGTATGTGTAGCTAGCAGTACCAGCCAATGTGATCAATGATGCAATGATCTCTTGGTCGATTTCAGCTGTAATTTCTTGTGCAAGAGCAGCCATAATTTCTGCTTCAACGTCAATACCTTGTTGAGCTTGAGCGTCTTGAGCAGCCTCAAATGTCCAGCGAGCTGATAACTTACGTGTCTTAGCTTCAACTGTTTGTTTCAAGATCTGGATGCTTAAACGGTTACCAGCTTGACCTTCTAAAGTAGCTGTTGAGCTAGCTTTTGAAGTTGCGTCAGTTTGGTTACCAGAATAAGAAGCCGCAATCTTGAATGGGCTTAATGCCTCTTCACCTGCTACGACTCCAGCGCCTGATGATGTGTCAGCATAACGCACACGTAGAGTGTGAATTTGACCAACTGGACCAGTCATTGGTTGTACGCCTAACAACTCGTTAGCAATAACGGTTGGCATAACACGACGAATTACCGGTAGAATTACGCGGTTTAATGTTGCAACGTTGCCGGCAGAAGTGGCACCAGCTGTTGGGCTTTCTAGCAAATACTTACGAGTATTCTCTAGTGTTACACCCATTACTGATTTTTTTGTGCCTTGTAAGCCTTCTAATAGGGCTTCCTTAGTTTCTGCCCAACGTCCGTTTAATAGTTCTGACATTTAAATTTTCTCCTTAAAATTTTAGTCCAGCAAGTTTACGAATATCAACGATGTTGTTATCGGACTCACTGCTATGTTTGGTGTTGGAAATCTTATTTCCGGTTACTTCTTTAGCCTCTACTAGTGCCTGTTTCTTCTGCGGTGCATTGCCTGCTATTACGGCTGGCAAATACTTTTCAAAACTTTCGTTTAGACGTGCAGTCTTTACGCCTTCCATTAGCTCTCCCATGATTGCTTTTTGTTCCTTGTTTAAAGGAGCAAGTAACTCATTCATGATTGCTTTACGTTCTTGAGCTTCTTTCAAAGCCTGGATTTCTGCTTGTTTACTTTCTATTAACTTCTCAGCTTTAACAACGGCTTGTGCGGCCTCTTGCATAGCTAAGTCCTTCATGTCTATGACCTTGAGTAGTTTAGCAGTTTCCGATTTTTCATTTAGGTAGCTTGAAGAATATTCAGCGGCAAAAGCCTCGAATAACTTGCGGCCAAAATCTGCACGACGTGCGGCTTCGATGTCTTCTCTTAATGCTGTAAGTTCAGAAGTTAAATTCTTAGTTACAACACCTTCGACCATTTGAGCGGCGCGGGTTACAAATTGTTGTTTTACCTTAGTGATTTGTTGACGACCTTCACGAACTAAACGTACTTTAGTTTCTGCGAGGTCACGTTTGTCTTTGTAAAACTCTGCGATTTCTTGAGCAAGAGCTTCAACTACGAATTGTTCTAGTTTACCAAATTTACTTGCCATTACAACTTGATCTTCATGCAATTCACGAACTTCAGAAGCTAGTTGACGTGTAACGAATTCTTTCATTACTTCAGCTGCCTTCTTCTTTTCTTTAGCTAGCTTAACTTTCATTTCAGCTAATTGCTTACGATCATCTGCAAATTCGACAATCTCAGTAGATAGTTGCTCAGAGATCATACGATCTACTGCATCTATCATTGTGTTCTTGTCGTGTTCGTATTTTTGTGCAAACTCTTCACGTAATTGTTGAGTTAGTACTTCGCGACTCTCGCTAATGCGAGCTTCGAAAGCTGCCTCAATTGACTCTTTGATCTCCTCAGAAATCATATTGTTTTCAAATAAACCTTTTAGTGCATCCAACATATGATTCTCCTTATTATTGGAGTTTGCTTATTATATTCAATAAGCTCTCTTTGAGATATTTCTGTGCCTTGGGATCATCTTTCACCTCTTGCGCTATGCGTAAGGCATTAAACCCACCACGACTATTCATCAGGTGTTCATAAATTGGTGTAGGATATGCTCCAGGAGCACTAGGTTGAGCTACCATATCTACTGTGATAATCTCAAAATCTGATACTTCACCGGATCCGTCTTCTTTGACGTTTCCGGATCCGCGACTTGAAACACCCAACTTGACTCCGCTTTCCAACATTGTCTTGATTAGTTGTCCCATAGGGGTTGGTAAAATTTTCAGTTTACCGTAACCATTTGGACCGTCCATCCACATATTAACTATCATGTGGGACACACGGTCCAGGTTAATTTTTAGATCATCTGGATGATC